CCCCCGGGCGACCGGCAGGAATTAAGTCTATATTTAAGTTTGTAGGTGCAGGAACATTATCAGTTCTACCTGAACGAGGAATGTAAGTATCTACATATACTGGGGGATCTACATCAATATCATCATACTTCTCGGCATAATAGTTTGAAGCAGAAATAGTATACTCAGTTTCAGACTCTTGGGAGATTCCAAGAATACGAAACTCTTTCAAATCGTCTGTAGTAGTATCTGTCTTTCTGCTAATAGCCCAGATTACGTCTTCTGCCGGAGCACCGCTTACAAATGCAGCATCTACTGTTACGGTAGTGCTAGTGCTAGCAGCATTAATTCCTCTTACTTCTACGTGAGTATTTTTATTAAACGTGGTTGCTACAGCGTTATTAGAGTCGTCAACTAGATTTAGTGCGTCCTGTTCTGTTGAAATTGGTTGGCCAAGATTATTCTCAGAAAGAAGCGCCCCTCTTTGGTAAGGTTGACCAAATATAATAGCATAATCTTGAGCTAAATAAATTCCTCCTGCGGGATAAATTAAATATAGGTTACATAAATTTGCAGTGCCCCCGGGATAAACAATAGCTCTGTCTAAGTTAATAACTGTTGAAGTTGAGTTTGCAGCAACTCTACCGCTCGCTTCTATTCCTGTATCTTCTCGATCTTGGATATTTATAATATCTCCAGGCTTCAAAAAAGACGCATTAATAGAAGTGCCAAAAGTTACAATTTCTGTTTCATTTAAATCAGTCTCTAGATGCCACTTTGCTACTCTTCTTGCCTGCGATTCAGAAGTACAGCCAAAAGCTGGAATATCTTTTGGTACGATTTTTCCTTGTTTTATAATATTTGCGGTATCTTCAACGGTTAAAATAGTTTGTTTATACATTTCCGCAGGGTTATTCCAGTTTACATTTATCTGGTTAACTCTTGCTTTACTTCCTGTATATGTATAACTAAATAAACCTTCTTTTACGTTTGCTTGAGTAAACGTATAAAGAGGCTCTCTAGGTCGATCTTGGATTGGAGTAATTAAGCCATCAATCCAAAGAGTCATACCACGAAAAGTACTAGCAAGATCCTTTATAACTTTGTACGCTTCTTCTCGTTTTGTTAAATAAACATTACAACAAAAACGAGGTTCTTGACCGCCTTTTCCATTATCCACCATTTCATCGCAATATCTTGCAATTTGATAAAGAGCATAAATATCTACATCAGACTCTTCTATAAACTCGCCTAGGCCGTATTCTTTGTTGATGAGAATATCATAAAAAATCCATGCCGGATTATTACAATAAACTTTTTTAAAATTAATATCGTCAGGGTCTAAAGTTTCATTTCCTCGAAAAGAACCATCCCAAGTTTCATACTGTCCACTATCTGAACCCGTTCCTCTATCACGAGTATACTGAGCTTCAGCAGAAGCTAACTCTTCTCGTGTAAAATAGTTTGTGGGAACTTTTATCTTTTTACCTCTTAGATGATAGGCTCTAGAAGGAACTGAATCAAAATCTTGTGCGGAAAAAGATACGGCACCTATAGCTGTAGTAGGGTATGAAAACTTATCAACAATAGAAGCTTGAATGTTCTTAATTCTGGCGGCTGCAATAAAACTATTATCGTCCGGACAATATTCTCCTAGTACATCGGGACTTAATCTACGAATTTCAATATTCCAATCCTGCAGTGGTTGCACTTTTTGAAGGTCTATAGTGAACTCAACTAAAAAAGGATTATTTATATTTTTTCGTACTACTACTCCAGAACTATACCGGCTCCCTCCAGCTTGATAATTATTATGGGCATAATTAATTAAAAAACTATCTCCTTCTACACCTATAGTAGGCCAACGAGGAATGCTATTAGCAAATTTTGCTCCTCCGTTATTTGTGCCAGTACCATAATCTTTACCATATACAAGCATACTCTGAGTTGCAGCATTTCCGCCAGTATCAGTAACATAGTTTAAAATAACTTGAAATTCAGAATAAGTAAATCTAGATTCTCCTTCTCTACCATTGTGCCTCATTCCTCCTGGAAATTCAATAGATAATTTTACTTTATCTATTTCTTGGTAAGAGTATTGTGCAAAATTAAAACTATTTCCGCTAATAATTACAGGGCCTTGACTACCTCCTGCATAAGATGACCTCGTTAAATCCGTACCATTTGCAATAATAGTTGAAGCAGTAGGAACTCCTGCGCTGAGTTTTAACGGTAGTTGATATCTAGTTCCATTTTTTACTAATGCTTTTACATTGTCATAAGCCATTCTAGGAGTGCTAGAAGTAGAATAATTTACGGCGGCCGATAATCTACAATTCTTAGAAGCTACAGGAGTTTCAACATTTGTTGCTCCTACTGCAGTATTTGCATCTACAATGCTTTCTATCTTAACAATTTCATCTATTTTAATATCTCTAAAGCCTGCTACAAGGTCTGTCTTAATGGGAGGATATATAGTAGCAGAAGTTCCGTTTGTATTATTTAAACCTACAAGTACTCCTCTATATTCTTTTCCATCATTTCCTGCATTGGCTATTCTTATAACATATTTTACAAAATCTGTGGGATCTGCCGGGTCTGTTCCAGTAAAATTTAAAGTATGTTTTTCTTCAAAAAATCCAACAGTATTTGTAGTAACCGTAGTATTTCCAACATATAAAAAAGAGTTTGTCTGCGCCGTTTTTCCAGCATCTTGTATCTGTAAATATCGAGGACCATCGGACAAATCAATATTAGAGAAGAGACCGCCTGCATTAGTGATATCAGATTTAGAAGCATTATTTACAACAGTACATATGCCAGATTTTCCAGCAACTATGTTGTATTCTGTCTTTGACATAAGAGAAGTATTATTTAAATATACTCCCGATAATCCGCCAACTAATCCTTCGATTTCTCCAGCAGCAAGTAAATCAATAATAAATCCAAATTGATTTTCTACAACTTTGCTACCAGGAACACCTGTAGCTGCACTACTCCTGCCATATTCATTTCCGCCGCCGTCTTGTGTTATTCCACCATCTGTTGTTCCCATTTTTCTTCCTTAAAATCCTGATACGTCTATATTGAAATTATCCCAGTCTATAACAACGGGAGCTGTAGCTACTGGATAAGAAAATTGTGAAAAACTGCTCTCATAGGAAGAAACAGATTCATTTTCTCCGCCACTATAGTTAATCGCTGTATTTCCTGCTAAAGTCTCAGGACTAGAATTACCGTCCACAGCAGCTCCTTGTATATTAATAGAAGAAGAATTATAATATGCGGAAATAGCCCCTCCTCCTACTATTAATTCTCCGTACAGTACTGGGACCGGTAATCCTTGACTGATATTATTTACCGGACCATTAAATAAATAACTTGTATTATCCTTTTCTGTTTCTGGACCAGGAGCAAGCAACTCTGAAATACCTTGAGAAATAAGACTAAGACCTATAGGTGCTAAAAACGGAGCAAGGGGTGGAAAAATATAACTTACCACTAGTAAAATAACCCCTGCTAATATTTTTAAACCTTTTTTGGAGCCGTCTGGAACTTCAGTTATAATTATATCTTCATCCGCTATAGTCGAAAGCATTAAATCTTCAGGGTTTTGTAAAATATCTTTTCCTTTTTTAATCTCATACGCTACGCCAGCTTTATCGGCGTCTAATAGATACTTTTTAAATCCTTGAGTTTGACATTCAATTAATTTAAAAATATCTTTTACTGTTGAGCAATTAGTTTTCCAGGTAGCACCAAATTGTGCGATGTTACCGACTAAACGAACTGTTTGCATCTTATGTACCTTTTTATATGCTTATTCCATCCGGAATAAAGTGATTCTCTGCAAGAAAGTCTATGTTCTGCATGGTGCATAAATAAACCTTCCCCAATATAAATTCCACAATGGTTGGGAATTTTAGAGTATATATTAAAAATAATCATATCGTGAATCTTTGGATTGTCTACTTCTACAAACCCAAAGGACTCATATAAATCATCAAAATAATTTAAACCCTTCTCCCACCAATCATCTTCAAACTCTATACTTGGAAGTATAATATCTAACTTTTGTTTATAGTAGTCTCGAACTAAAGAATAACAGTCATTTCTTCCAAACTCATATGTTCTTCCAAGCAAAGGTGTTTCTTTATATTCCGGTATATGAGTAAATTTTTTTAACTCTGGCAGAGTAAAAACTATATATGGAATATTTAAAAAATTACTTGTTACGATATCCTTTTCGCTTGGACCTTCATCACAATCTGGATGACTGTGAACTACTGCATGAATATCTCCCGACAAGGAGGCTTTAATGTACTCACTTGGATCTATTTTGAAAGAGTTTTCTTTGTCCTCAGCTACATTAGTACAAGGAACCCATTTTAGTTTTCCTCGTTGATTTAAAATTATTCCGCAACCTTCTTCAGGATAACACGCCAATAAATGTTCTATTATTTCTTTATCTTCTTTGCTGTACACCAGGAAATCCGCCAAACCTTAAATATTCGGTTGTTTTTAAAACTGTATCGGGAACTATAGTTTGTGGAGATGCTCCTACACCCAATCCTTTAGCTTGATACCTCATAGCACAAGATTTTATTTTTTTGCCACAAACATCTCCTGCCGTCCAATATCTTCCTTCCTCAAAAGGAACTAAATCAGGATCTACACTCGTCAATTTTACTCTCCATAAAGTTCCTCCTTCTAAAACATATTCATTGTATTTATTTTCTTTGTATCCTATATAAGTTATAGGTGGAGAAACTTGTCCTGGGACATGGGTTCTATAAACTCTTACTCTTCTCCAATTAAATCTGTCCGCATCCCCAGGAACCCCACTAGTATCTCTGAGAGCTTGCCAATAGTCATATGCTGTAGTTGGGGAAGCCACACCTTCTGAATCTAATTGATTTACTCCTCTAGGAGTTCTATAAAATTCTTTTGCTGTAGCACTTCCTGCAAAAGTTGTAAAAGTTAAAGTATCTGGTACAATATATTCGTCAAATTGACTTACATATAAAACTTCTGTATCATTATCAGTATAAGAAGCTCTCCAATCACAACCGCCTATTCTTGCATCAATACTTACATCTCTTGAAGCTCCTTTATACTTAAAGGGACAAGCGCCACCAATAACAACTCTTCGCGGTAAAGTAATTCCTGCTAAGTCAAAAGAAGCAGCTAATTCAAAAGTTACTCTTATAGGATTCTTCTCTTTAATCCTGTCAATATAAAAAACTGTTCTTGGATATTCTATTGGAGCAAGTCCTGGACCTACATCAGAAGACTCTCCCACTAAATATTTATACATAGTTGTTCTTTTAGTTATTTTTGCGCCTATAAGATCTTCGTAAGAAAGTCCGCCTATTGCATCCGTAAAAACAGACTTTAAATTAGCTATAGTAAGAGTAGGTCTACTGTAAGCTCCGTCTGATTGTACATCGAAACCTTCTGCTTCTATAGGAATCGCTGTATAAGTTAGTACTGTACCAGGTACGTATGCTCCTGTTCTAAACTCTCTAAATTGAACTTGCTCTATCTCTGGAGAACCGCCTTCTATCTCTTCGCTAAAACCGGCGAAAAAATATGCAAAGGACCCAGAAACATATTCTAACTCGTATAAAACTATTAAAGCTGAATCAATTTCTTGTAGTTGAGCTGTTCTTATAATATCTGTCATGGTTTATTCACTGTTCGTAATCTCATATTGCAAGTATAAGCACTATTTTCTGTAAAAAAATCAGTAGTATATTCTTCGCATACTACATCTAAAGTTTCTTCTCCAGAATAAGTTGGTAAGGTTATTGGAAAAGAAACTATTCCCTTTCTTGGAAATAAAAATTTATCTAAATCATCAATATCTTGGCGACTTCTATTTGTAAAAGAAACATCTATTGTTTCAGTACTTGGATTTATTCCTGTAAACTTTCTTTGAAAAAAGCCATTTACGGAAGTTCCTCGAACACCGGAAAATACTTTTTTTCTTTGTACATTTTTATCGGGGGCAATAAATACCCCCGAAGATAACTCTATTCCAAGTGCCATTTTTATTCCTTATGGACGAATTAA